TTATGCGGCTCTCGAAACCTCATTTGCCCACATTTTGCCCACATTCTCGCGCGCCAGCATCTCACCCATGCGCTCCGACAGCTCGTCCAGATCATCATCGAAAAGGTCGGCGTACACGTCCAACGTCATGGCCGCGCTCTTGTGCCCCAACTGCCGTTGCACGGCCTTCACGTTCGCGCCCGCTCTGACCATGAGACTCGCGGCCGTATGCCTCAGGTCATGGATTGTGAGGTGGCCGGGTATGCCGGCACGCCGCAGGCCGACCGACAGCCAACCGTCATCGCGGCTCGCATTACCCCACTCACGTATCATCATTCCCTCGCGTCCCGGCTGTTCGAATAACAGGTCGCCGGGTTTCCGGTCTGCGCACAGTCTGCGCATGATCGGGTCCAGCACGACCGGGTACATGATGGCGCGGGCCTTGTAGGTCTTGGTGTCATCGGGGATGATGACGCCGCCCACCATCGGCGCGCTCACTCCTATATATATACGATGCTTTTCAAGATCGACGTCCATCACTCTCAGGGGTATGAGTTCGCCCCATCGCATGCCGCATAGTCCAAGCACGAGGACGAGGTCTCGTCTCCATGGGGTGACACTGCCTGCCAGCCGGTCAAGCTGTTCGGCGGTGAGATACACGTGCTTCTTCCTGCGCTTGCGTGGCAGTTCGATGCCCCTCGCGGGATTATCGGGGATTCGTCTGTCTCTCTTCGCATCGTCCAATATTCCGGCAAGCACGCCATGGGCGCGAAGGACGACGCTGGCGCTTCGGGGTTTGGCGAGCACAATCTCGTTGCCCCGCTCGTCCTTGACGGTCTTACCCTGGCTGATTCCGGTGACCCATTGTTGCACCGTCTCGCGGGTGACGGCGGATACCGGGGTGTTGCCCCATTCCGGTTTCACCCACTTCTCCCATGCGCCTTCGAGGTTCCGGTAATGGCTGGGCTTGGTGCTTAGCTTCTTCTTGGCCAACCATGCCGGTGCCAGTTCTCCGACCGTGGCCTTGCCGGCCTGCGGGTCGATGTACGTGCCTTCGGCCTTGGCGACGGTGACTCGTTTCGCCGCCCAATTTTCCGCGTCTACCTTCCGTTTGAATCCACGCTTGTCGGTCTGGGTGCCGTCCGGCTTGCGGTAACGGACGCGATAGCGCGTTTCGCCTTTGCTGGTCTTGTATCTGGTGACGTTCGCCATGATTTTCACTCACTTGTACGGGTTTTCCGGTTTTAACGTGTTTTAACCGGTTTTGATGTGTTTTAATGGGATTTGACAAGAGGAAGGGAAACACGTAGGCTATTCCCTTACGCCAAAATCGAAAGGAGGCGGCCATGACCATGACGGATACCGGCGTGAAGCCAATACCGGCGTACGTGCCGCCCGAGGACGGCAAGCCACGCAACGCCGTGGACGAGAAATGGATGCGACTGCACCGCGCGATGATGAACCGTCCGGCACGACTCGCGAAGAAGGCGCAGAAGATTGAGAATAGCGATCGTCACTAGTCGCCTGTGCGACTCCGGCGACCAGCTCGCATTGCGCCGCTTCGTCTGCTGCGAGCCGAACGGCCCGGAGTACGCGATGGACGTGCAGCGCTATATCCGCGGACTCCGCGTCAAGGACGAGCCGGGAATGTACCGGATGGTCCTCCAGTACGGGGAAACCCCGAACGCTCCCATCGTCGGCTTCTGCGAGTTCGGATACGACCCCGCCGCCCCGGAATCCAGTGGTTACGCGATATCGTTCATCGCCACCGCGTTGAGCGAACGCGGCCGGCATCTCGGTGCGATACTGTTGGACTGCGCGCTGCGATGGATGGCGAACGACGCCGCCAGACACGGGCGCACCCCGTACGTGCTTACACAGATCGATCCCCGGAACGAGGCCAGCGTTCACCTTTTCTCCGGCGCGGGCTTCGAGAACGAGGGGCGGGATAAGAACGACCCCGAATTCGACATCTGGTCGAAGGAATTCGAACCGCTCGCCACGGACAGACTCTACTTCTACTCCCCCATCATGATTGACGAGGACGATAAGAACTGACATTTCGGGTATGCTTCGCCCCGTGTAGGATAAAAGACGAAGCGTCCTCCTTTCTGATAAGCAAGCTGGTCGATGTTTCACCCGCCCTGTTGATGGTCAAGATCAACAGGGCGATTCTTTTTTCTATTGCAGGAATTGCCTGTGGGCCGTTTCTGACAATGAATACCGTATCGGCCGTTTGCCGTGTTCCTGCAGGAGGCCGAGGCCGAGGAGCGCGTTGATGGAGCTCATGAGCCTGGTGTTCCCGGCTTCGAGAAACGAGCACAGTTCCTTGCGAGATGCCGGTTGCGGGTTGTTGTCGAACAGTTCAATCTGAAGCAGGTAGAACAGGATGTCCTTCTGGTCGCCGGACAGGCGTTTCTGTTCGGCGTAGTCGTTGAGCTTGTCGTAGGCGGCCTTCAGGGAGCCCCATTTGTTCCCCAGATCGGAGATGATGTTTTTCTGCGCGGTGATGATGAACTTCACCATCCGGTAGCAGAACAGGGACACGTCGGAGCAGTTCAACGGGAACTGGGCGTCGTCGAACGCCTTGTAGTACTGACCTTTGGCGTCGGCTATGACGGGGCTGAGCGATATCGCGGTGGGCACGCTCAGATGCTTGCTCAGCTGCAATGCCAGCAGGAATCGCCCCGTCCTTCCGTTGCCGTCGTAGAACGGGTGGACGTATTCGAAGGCGTAGTGGCACATCACGGCCCGGAGCACCGGCGGTATGTTCGAGTCGGTGAGCAGGGTTATCCATTTGGTGAGTTGCACCTGGATCTCCGATTCGGGGTATGCGCCGTCGTGGAGTTTGCGCCCGTTGCCGTCGTCCCACACGGAGACCGTTCCCTTTCGGAACAGTATGCCGTCCGGTTTGTCCTTGTCGGCTATCTCGCCGTCGGTGACCTGGTCGTAGATGTTCCTGATGTCCTTGAGCTCGTGGGGCAGTTCGAGCTGTTCGCCGTCCTCTCCGGACAGTCCGAGGAACAGTTTCGCGAATTCGGTCAGCCGTTTGTGGGGGCCCTCGCCCGCGGCCGATTCCAGTGCGTCGGCTATCTCCTTGCGTGTGGTGTGCACGCCTTCGATGGTGTTGGTGCTTTGCACCTCGGCTCCGATGAGGTCGAACAGGTAGGCCCGTTTGGCGATGTTCGGCAGGTCGTTCCACAATGATTCGACGCTTCCTTCGAGTTCCCTCACGGTGTCGAGGGCCGTGCCGAGTTCCCTGAAGCATACGGCGAACATCTCGTGTCCGTCGAACGTGATTCCGGAACGGAACGTGGACCATCCGTTGACCCGTGACTCGTATTCGCGTTGGGCGGCGTCCGTGGGTTTCTCCGTGGACCGGGACATGTTGATGGTCTGCCGGATGCTTTTGTAGTCCATCTCTCCTATCACCTCGTTTCGCGTTGTATCGATGTTTGGAATACGAATATTACTCTTCTATGTATCGAAAACGCCGGAAATCGATATATAGACAATCGGAATCTGTTCTCAATGAGCCCAAAACGGAAGAAAACAGATTATAGAGTCAGCCCTGTTGGCGCTGCAACGCCGGCAGGGCAATATTTTTATCTAAGCGATTAACGCATACGTCTCCCCGGCTCGTAGAATCAAGGTATGGGTAAACATGGGACGAAGAAGACCACAGCGCAATCTGTCATAATGACAGTTCTGTCCGTTCTGTGCTATACGGCGGGCGCGTTCTGCGCGCTGTTCGTTTTTGTCGGCGCTTGGCCCATGCTCATCTTCACAGCGTTCTTCATCTTTATCGGCATGTTCGCCTGGAAACATCGATTCGACAGCAACGGTGATAAACCAACTTCCTCTCGAAACACTATTGACGAAGCCGCGGTATGGTGGAAACCGACAAATACGATTCCGGTTCACGCTAAGCAGCATGTTTCCGGAGCGATCGAATACCTCGTCTACAACTACAACGAGCCGGTTGTGGCGAATATTCCGCGAGACAGGATATTCACCGCTGAAATCATTCGACGCAGGATGAACGTGCCTTTCCACGGAAACAGGGATCTCGGCTATGTCCTCGGAGGCGGTAACGGCAACGGCTATGTGCTTTCCTACAACGGCGCACCGTTCGGCGTGATTCCGAATGACAGGCTCTGCGCCTATCTTGATGACGTCCACGCACGCACCATCAGCTGCGTCTGGCATGAATGGTACGAACCGACCATCAAATCGATCAAGGCTCTCGCTCCCTCCACGCGAAGAAGCCGCAGCGAACAAACCATAGCGTCTATGATCGGTGCCGGCAAATGGGATAGCGTGGACAATGTCGATTCTATCAAGGTCAACGATTACAAGCAGCCTAATGCGATGGCGGACAGCCTGCTGTCCGGAAGGAGCTTCATGGACGTCGAGGTGTCCTTGGATATGATTCCGACGCCCAAGGGCTCTTCCGCCAAACCGCATGTCGGGATATTCCATGGCGATGTGGTTCTGTTCGAGTTCGACGCGAGGAAGATGGTCTATGGAGAGCTGGTGCGCCACGCCGGCCGGAACGCACTGGCCCGAGTCGAAAAGAAACTGTTCAGCGAGGGGAACGACAGCCCTTATTACTCCATCATGCTTGTGTTCCAATCAGACACCTCCTCTCAGGCGCGATTACTGCAAAGTCATGTAGGCATTGCTGATAATCGGTGATGGTTTGTATGGTCAGGTCGAGCTCCGAGGCTATGAGCCAAGGCGCTCCTTCGTATGTTTGTTCTGCTTGACGGTATTTTTGCGAATCTACTAGGAGCCGCGCGGCCTCCAATCTGGTACGTTGCTCGTGCATTCCGCATTGGTAGTCGGCGTGCAGCCAATGGACGAGTTCGTGTATGAGCACGCATTTTTTTGCGGTGTATGTAAGTCTTCTGTCTATGAGAATGACGCGGTTTGCTTCTGAGTAGCAACCCCACATATTGTCTAAGATGTCGCTTTCTACGGTGACATCTATTCCGCTCGAATAAATCGCCATGCGCATGGGGCCATAGTTCATGTGCGTGTCGAACGGAATAAGGCGTTTCATGCCGATGCTTCTCCATCGTGGTTCATGTAATAGTCCTTTCCCTCTGCTCCGTAAGCCGCAAGGCTGACATCGCTCTTGTGTGCCAGACGTTTTGTCTCCGCTATCCGCGATGCCGTTTGCGCTTTCTCGTAGGCGATGCGGGTCATGTCGGCGGCGTTTGCTCCGAGCGCTTTGCATAGATCTCCAAACACATCGATGGGAATTTGTCTTTGTCCTTTTAGATAGCGAAGAACGGTGACGGGACTCAGCCCGACTTCTTCTGCAATGTCATCGTTGGTTTTCCCCATGCGGGCTTTTTGGGCTCGAAGCTCTTCTGCGATGGCTTCGGCAAATTGATCTCCATATTCGGTCATGGATAAATAATAACACATATCGGGGAGAAAATTAACCATATAGATTAAAAACTAACTTGACTAACTATCCAAATGGTGCTTACATTAACCATATGGTTAATCAAGAAAGCACCACAAAACAGGTGGCAAATAAAATCGCAGCCGCGCTGGAAGCCGCGAAGCGCTCCGTTAAGTGGCTTTCCGACCAATCAGGGACACCCTATGTGACCCTTCGTCGACAGCTCAGCGGGAAAGCCTCCATTTCCATTGGTCAGATTGCCGTTTATGCGGATTGTCTGCGTGTTGAACCGATGACAATGCTCCCTGACTCATTCATAGCGCTCGCTGGCAAGGAGGAGGCGTGATGGCCGTCCTTTCCAGTAACGACTGTCGTGAGTTCCGGGTGGCGCGCACCCCAGAGTTGGAGTCCCGTGGATACCCGTGCCTCTTCTCCGTCACCCTTGACGGACACACGGTCCAGAGGGTCACCAAGAGCGGCCTGAAGGCCATGAAAGCGGAAATCAACCAAGCACTCAAGGACTCGAAATGAACACCAAGGATTACGGCCAGCACGCCAGCGGCTACAGGAGGCCCGGGCCCGACGAATTGTCTCGTGGTTTCGCGTTCCGGCTGGTTTTCTGGACCCTCGTGTTCGCGGTGTGTATCGGCTGGGTGATGACCCACACGGGTTGCGCGCATCCCATCGGCAACGGTTTGGCCGCGCTCATGGGCTTCGGGCTCGTTCCCTTGCGGCTCCTGTGCCTCGTTTTGAGCGAGGCGGGCGTCGAATAACAGTCTTGCCGGATGGCGTGGAAAACCGTCTGGCATAGCGGAAGGAAAACCGGTAACCCACGTGATAACTGAAAAAACAACTGACAGATACGGTGTCGGTTTTCTTGAACCGGCGTCGGCCTGCTACCAGCGTTTACTATTCGGGCCGGCGTCACGGGCGGTGCAGGTTGCCCCCAGTCGAGATCGCGTAGGTCATGTGTGCGCGGCAAAGACCGGGACCACGGTTCGACTCCGTGGCCGTCCACGAACGCAAGTTCAAAAAAAAGAAAGCCCCCGCTGGCACGGGGGCGAGAAGAAAAACTCTCAACAGAAAGGATAACCCCATGAGCGCGCCGATACCAAACCTGATGACGGTGGAACAGCTCGCCGAACATTACGGGCTGGCGAAGAAGACCGTTCAGAACAAGCTCACGCGAGGCTGGGGGCCGACGCCGGTCACCGACCCCGACACCATGCAGGTGCTGGGCTTCGAGGTCGAGGAGGTGGCCCGTTTTGACCGCATCAACAAGCAGACGCGCAAGCAGCGCCTCTACGCCTGACGTGCCGAACGACATGTGGCTTGCGGTCGCGGACCGGCTGCTCACCAACCTTGACATCCTGACCGCATATCCCACCCGGCAGTCGCTGGCGAGCCTCATCGGACTGAGCATCCACGAGGCCGGGCTGCGGCTCGTCGGACTACGAGAGGATATGGATGATGACGACGGACACGGACACGGTGGAACTATGGAGCCCGATCACGGACGAGGGCATGAGCATGACGCCGGGCGAACTGATCGTGGAGTTTATGGATCTGATCAGCGACCGGAACAGTCAGACCGGCAACCCGTACCTGTACGTGATGCCGTTGCCGGGCATGGTCGTCATCGACAGGCAACGGCGCAGGGTGAGCGCGCGAGTGGAATACGTCAGCAAGTCGAAGCTAAGGAGCAGGAATGAAGCGAGTGACCGTTGACATGGCAGCGCAGGCGACCGGACTGTTCGACGTGCACCGTTTCCGCCAGCACACGAAGAAGGAGCGTGAGAGTGCGTGGCACGCGTTCCGCGCACTGGGTGTCGGCGGCTCGGACATGAGCACGATTCTCGGCCTCAACCCGTACTCGACCCCCTACGACCTGTGGTTGGAGAAGACGAACCGTCAGCAGCCGGAGGATATCAGCGGCAAGTGGGCGATCGTCAAGGGCAACGCCTTGGAGGTCGAACTGCGCCGCCGGTTCCGCCAGCTGCACCCGGAGTACCAGGTCATCGACGGAACCGACATTTCCTTGGTATCCAAGCAGCATCCGTTGATGCACGCCTCGCTGGACGGCTTCGTCTACGACGAGGAGAGCGATTCGTGGGGCATTCTCGAGATCAAGACGGCGAACGCGAACCGTGGGCGCACCGACTGGCACGACGAGACGGGCGAGCTCGTGGCCCCGCAGTACTACATGGCGCAGGTCACGCATTACATGGCCGTCACCGGCTTCACGTGGGGCGTGTTCTACGCGGATATCGGAGAGTCGGAACCGGTCGAGGTGCGGTTCGAGCGCGACGAGGACGATGTGAGCGCCGTAATCCATGCGGCAGAGGACTTCTGGGGTTTCGTCACCCGTGACGAGATGCCCGCCCTCACCGGCGCGGACGTGGCGAAAGCCTACCCGGAGCCTTCGGAGGGCATCGAGGACATGAGCGACAGCACTGATCTGCGCGAGCTCATGGCCGACTACCAGCAGACGACCGCCGACCTGAGCGCGTTGAAGCAGCACAAGGAGGAGTTGCAGGACTGCATACTCCCCTATATCGGAGACCACGAGGGGGTGCGCTGCGGCAACATGCAGGCCACCTACAAGCACAGCACGCGCAAGGGCTACACGCGGGTCGTGCAGCCGTGGGAGGGCCGCACCTTCCGATTCAGCGAAATCAAACCGAAGAAAACCAAGTAAAGGAGAACCGATTATGGGACAGTTAGCGACGCAGGCGCAGAACGCGCAGATGCAGACGATGAACCCGCAGAAGAACATGAAGAGCCTGCTGGAGAGGAGCTGGCCGCGCATCGCGGCCGTCATCGGCAACAACCTCAGCCCGCAACGCCTCTACCAGATGTACGTGAGCACCATCAACCGCGAACCGCAGCTCGCCAACTGCGGCGTGGAATCGGTGCTGTCCTGCTTCATGAAATGCGCCGCATTGGGCTTGGAACCGTCGAACGTGGACGGATTGGGACGCGCCTACATCCTGCCCTACGGGAACAAGAACTACCGCACCGGACAGAAGGAAGCCACACTCATCATCGGCTACAAGGGCATGATCGACCTCGCACGCCGCAGCGGCCAGATCAGGGACATCAGCGCCCGAGCAGTCCATGAGGGCGACGAATTCACCTACAGCTATGGCCTGAACGAGGACCTGCGGCACGTGCCGTGCGCGAAGCCCGGCAAGCTCACCCATGTGTACATGATCGCGAACTTCAAGGACGGCGGGCATTACTTCCAGGTGATGAACGCCGACGAGATCGAGGCGGCGGCGAAACGCAGCCCCAGCTACGGCAAGGCGGTCAGCCCGTGGAAGTCCGACTATGAGGCCATGGCGAAGAAGACGGTAATCCGACGCGCGTTCCCCTACCTGCCGGTCAGCGTGGAGGCCCGCGACGCGGCCGCAAGCGACGACCAGACACCGGATTATTCCGACGTGTTCCGTCCACTGCCCACCGTGACTGCGGACGATTCGCCGGTTGACGTGAGCGTGGACGAACCCGAGGAACCGGAACAGCCGCAGCCGTCTCCCGTCGAGGCGAAGCGTTCTGAGATGATTCGACGCTTCCAGACCTTGGGCGTGGCTTCGGACGCGGAGGCGTGCGAAACCATCTCGAAGATTCTGAACCGTGAGGTGAAGGCCAGCGACGAACTGTCGGAGGCTGAGCTTGACAAGGTGATCGGCCAGTTGAAGGCCAGCGTGAAGGAAGGCGAGTGACCATGGCGGGCAGGACGAGCATCATCATCCAGGGCACGGCGTGGGGCGTGCAGGAGACGAAGAGCGGTAAACGGTTCCTGCGCGTCTCTGTGTCGCCGGGCTACCGTGACCGTAACGGCAACTGGGTCAGCCAGCCGGAACAGTACTATTCGGTGTGGCCTGCTGGTTACGTGAACCTCAACCCAGTGTTCGACCAGATCGCCCAGCTGCGTCAGAATCAGGACCAGTTCGTGGACGTGACCATCGTGGGCGAAATCAGCGGCCTCGACGCCTACACGAACAAGAAGGGCGAGCCCGCCGCGAGCTGCAACGTCAACGCCAGCGCCGTCGCCATCACCAACGTTCGGCAGAAGGGCGGCGGACAGTCTCAGGGTTACGGCGCGCAGGGCGGCTACACGCAGCAGACGCAGGGCGGATACCAGCAGTCGCAGCCACCGGCCTCCGACCCGTGGGCCAACGGCGGAAGCGACCCGGAGTTCTGACCATGTTGCACCTGTATCACGATGAGACGCCGCCGGACGTGGAACCGGTCTGCCCGAAGCACGGCTGCACGCTGTACCCGGCACGGCCGATTCCATGCCCGGAATGCGAAGAGGAAGCCGAAGAGGAGTATCACATTGAACGCTGAAAAAGACCAATTGATTACGCTCGCACACTCGATGGAGGTGTCCTACAGCGCGTTGGACGCGGAGGCGGGACTCTCCTACGACACCACCGTGCGCGTCAGCGTGCAACCTAACCGCTATTACCCCGACTACGTGGCCGTGACCCTGCTGTGGCTCCCCCCCCCCC